AAAAAAAACGTTATTTTTTTATTGACATCACGGTTTAACCGTGATAAAATATAGTCAAGGTTAAGGAATTAACCAAAAACAAAAGAAAGGAAGGACAGTATGCTGAACCGAAGGCAAAAGAAAAAGGACCCTTGGTTGACACAACCAAGAGCCACAGTTAATGTAAAAGTAAAAAATATTGATCGTTTTATTGAATTGAATAACGATATCCGTAACAATAACATAGAAAGGGAGAATCAAAACGGATAAATTAAGTATTGACATCAATGTTTCTAATGTCGAGGAATTGGCCGAGGTTAGTCAAGAAGTATCTAAAAAAGCCGAAGAATTGCAAGAAGCAATTAAACGGCTTAACGAGGTCAAGTTAAAATTAGAAACCAAGTTTCTTCATGATTAGGATTTGCGCTGCAGCAGACATCATTTCTTTCCAAGTATCGAATTTTGTTTGTTCAGAAACAAAGACATCAAGGATTGATTCATCTGCTTTTTCAAATTCCTCTGCATTGGATATTTTTTCTGGACTTGATAGTAAAAATTCATCAATGGTTGAAAAATTTGTGTGTTCAATCATGAATTGATCGGAGAAAATTTCTTTGAAAGAATATTCGTGTGTACCAGCAACAGATTGAGCATTCTCTGAAAGCTGATCAAGACGGTTAGAAAAATCATCTAGTCCGTTGATTTTGAAAGTCATATTGTTAACCTCCTTTCTGTTTAGATTTTGACTAAAACGCGAGAGGTCTTAATCAAGATATATTGTAACCCAAATATATTTGATTTTCAACATATTGTATAAGAAAGGATTTAATGTGCTTGAAAAACACAACATATGGTATTTTTTGATGTGGGATAAAATTGAAAAACAATTAAAAATAAAAGGCTGGTCGATGTATCGTTTAGCCAAGGAATCAGGTGTCCATCCATCTAATTTTTCAAATCTCAAAGCTGGAAGATTAAAAGAGATGTCTTGGACGAATATGTGCAAATTAGCTGATGCACTGGAGGTCAGCTTGGACGAATTTAGATAGGAGGTGAAAGAATGACACAGTTAACGCTGAAAATGTTGAGGGTTCGAAACAATTGGACTCAAGAGCAGGCAGCCAAAAAAGTTGGTGTTTCAAAAGAAACGTGGTCAAATTGGGAAAATTATAAAACGTATCCAGACATACCAAAATTAAAGAAGATTGAATCAGTGTTTGAAATATCGTACAACGATATTAAATTTTTAGATAAAATCACGGTTTAACCGTGACAAAGAAGATTGAAAAAATGAATGAACTAGAAAAAACAGCCCTCAATGAAATATTGAGGAGTAGAAACATGAAACCAAAACGATATCCATATAGTGGAAAGAAAAAAGAATCAAACGCTATTTTGAATATAACGATTGATTCTAAAAGAATAGCAAATGTTTCTAATCTTGAATTTTGCCACATGAGACGCCGATTATTTGGTCAATAAACAAATAAACAAATGGCATCGTCATTTTTTGATTTGAACTAGTAACCAAAGTGACATCTACTAAGAGGATAGCTTCGAGTGGTTCGTCGCCGTCGAAAGTATGGCTTAAATTTTTATGAAACTCTAAAAATTTTTTTATACCATCATAAGTTTCATCAGGATTATCAGGAAGTAATTTTCCAAAGTATGTTCCAGCCGCTGTCGATATAGCAATATCATTATCAATTTCTGTGGCAAAGAATGCTATATCACCAACTAAGTCAAATTTTTTTGTAGTAGACATATTAATTCCCCTTTCCATAATATTTGACTAGCGATTTTCATAAGGAGATGAGAGGCCCTATTTAATCATTTGTCATGAATCAATTATATCAGAAAGGATAGAATAACACAATATGTTGTGTTTTCAATACAATAAAAAACTATATATTGTGTTTTGGGATTAAACATGAAAAAAACTTTAAGCAAGTTACTTATTGACAGAGGAATGACAGTCACAGAGTTAGCTGAAAAGACTGGTATCAGCTATAACACGTTGATGAACATCGGAAAGAGAGGCATTTCTTTCAGTAGAATGGCGAAAATCGCTGACGTTTTAGATGTCAGTTTAGACGAATTCAGAAAGGATAATACATGAACAATTTAATCAATATAACTTTAAACGAAAACCACGAACCAGTGGTATCTGGTAGACAGCTCCACGAAACACTAGGAGTTAAGACTAGATATAACGACTGGTTTAATCGCATGACTGAGTTTGGTTTTACCGAAAATGAAGACTACTTAGCTATTACTCAAAAAAGAGTAACAGCTCAAGGTAACGCAACCAACCAAACCGACCACATCATCAAGCTAGACATGGCTAAAGAAATCGCCATGATTCAGCGAACCGACAAAGGAAAAGAAGTACGTCAATATTTCATCCAAGTCGAGAAAGACTTCAATAGCCCAGAGAAAATCATGGCTAGGGCATTGCTAATGGCTGACAAGAAAGTCCATAAGCTAGAAGCACAGATTGAGGCTGATCGTCCTAAGGTGCTGTTCGCTGACGCTGTCAGTGCTAGCAAGTCATCTTGTCTAATCGGCGAACTGGCTAAAATCTTGAAACAGAACGGGATTGATATCGGTCAAAACAAGCTCTTTCAGTGGCTACGCTCTAACGGCTATCTAATTAGTCGCCGCGGGGATTCTTGGAATCAACCAACTCAAAAGAGTATGCAATTAAAGCTGTTTGAGTTGAAAGTAACAAATATTAATCACGCTGACGGCCATACAACTACCAACACGACAACTAAGGTCACTGGCAAGGGTCAACAGTATTTCGTCAACAAATTTCTTAATCAAGAACGCTTAACGGTTTAGATCAGAAAGGAAACACTATGAATGAAATCAAAATCCGTGAAGATAAAGTGTCCTTGGACGGTCAAGAGTTAAAAACTCTTACGGAATTTGAAATAAAAAGCACAACCGAGGACGGCTATGCAGAAGTGAAATTAACCTTACTTGCTAAGTTGACCTGAAAGGAGCAAAAAAATGAATCACATTCACGATTTTATCGAGTTCATGCAAAAAGGCCGCACAATCCCAGAATGGGACTTCACGACCTACATGTTCTTTACATTCTCAATGCTTGTTGGAATTTTTATAATACTTCCTGTTCGATTTGAGAACTCTTTTGGAAAGAGACCAGAAGGCACCAAAGATAGGGACGCTAACGAAGGACATTAAATTTCCAAATTGAGTATCAGACAGGACAATCAAGCAGTTTCTCAAAACGAGGAATCCAAAGATAGGCAAAGTGATGACAAAGCTATAAGTTATATCACCGTCTTTCTCAAACTTGAAAAAGAGCAGAATGTCATGGATATAGCTTAACGCTAACATCGAAATGAATAAAGCGATACCAATCACTAGGCATAGATACGTCCAATTGATGTCGGCCAGCCTAGTCAAGGCTGAATGGCTATCTGGTGTTATACAGTGGAATTCAATGTACAGCAACCCAACGAACATCAGAAAAGCAGATATTTCAGATTTATTCTTCATGTCAAAACCTCGTTTTTATTAACTATTATATCAAATGGAAAGGACTACCAATGGAAATCACCTACAAACCAGTCGGAGTTAACGAAACGGCTGAGTGGGGAGACTACGACCACCTCATGCAACGGTGGGAAGGTCTAGGGAAGTCAATGGCGAAGAACCTTATCCGAGAAATGAGGGACAACAAAGATTTTCGGGACTACGTATTCAACCCAACACATAAACTGGTTTTTATCAACTATGAGGGTTTTAAATCCTTCATCGAGTGGAAAACTAGAAACAGATTCAAATAACATCAATATCCCAACCGTAGCAGTGAGCTAACGAAGCAAAAAAATAATTATCCTTTTTTAAACAATATCAACAAAAAGCCTACCAAGTGGCTAGCGGTAAGCACGTAAACATATCATTAACGATGACTCCTAAATTTAAATGCTTCGTTAGCTTGTTGGTGCGGTTGGGTAATAGAAGAAAGGAAATAAATAAATGAAAGTATCAAAACTATTTAGCTGGATTTGGTCTAAAAAACAACCACAACAAGAGTGCTTCTTCGAGCCAGTATGGACACCACGAGAAATCAACGACCAGAAATATGAAGCACGTCAGAGACGTGAGCGGTATCTAGCCGCTAAGTATCTTAACAGTAAATAGATCATCAATCTTTCAGCGTGCAGCCACGGCCTGCCGTGGAGTGTAACTTATACCTTTCCCCAAAAAATCTTTACTAAATTACTTTTTTCCTAATTTTCCCATTCATAAGTCTAATAAAACATTGAAATACGACACGGTGGGTCATGGGTGCACGTTGAAGGCACTAAAAAAGCATGGGTTAGGGCCCATGCAAGAAATAACATCTAAGGAGATTATACCATGATTTCACAAACAATTGCAAAACCATCTTACGTTAAAACTAAAGCTTTCGGTCTTTGTGGCACGCTCGCACTTGCTACAGCTCTATTGATTGGAGCTGGTCAAGTATCAGCGGATGAAATAACACAGCCAGTAGTTGACGCTCAACCAGCGGTGTCTAATGTGTACACGGCTGACAATGCCGGCAATGTTACTGTGACACCGTCTGAAACAGTGGTACCGACAGAAACGCCGGTAGCAACTACAGAAGTAGCTACACCAGCACCAGCAACAACTACAGAGGTAGCTCAACCAGTAGCAGAAACACCGGCAGCACCTACAAGCGTGACTAAAGAGGGTGACACTATCACCGTCGAAAACCCTAACGTGCAAGTGGACTTTCCTAATGGCACTGGTAAATATAACCCGTTTGAAGTGGAATACAAAGATATCAACTTCCCAGACGATATGGCGATCAATGAAGGTGACAAAGTTGTAACTGAACTACCTAAAGAAATTGGTTTGCAGACTAGCTTTGATTTCGACGTTTACAACAACGAGAATGTCGTTGGTAAAGCCAACGCTGACGCTCAGACACGAGTGATCACAACGACATTTAACAATTATTTCACTGAGCACCCTTTGAATAAAAAGATGTCTTTAAAATTCGATGCGAAATGGCTTGATGTCGTTGAACCGGGTAAACCAGTAACAGTGAATTTCGACGGTACTGTTAAGACATTCACCATTGGTGAAGAAGGACCGCTTCCAACAGACGAGCTTCTTTCAAAATGGGGTAGCCAAAATAAAGATAACCCACAAATCATCAATTGGACCTTGCGTCTTAACACTGCCCGCCAAGTGCTTAACAATGCATTATTGTCTGATACTTGGTCAGATAATCAAGAGTTCGTTGACGGCTCACAAAATATCTACTTCGTTGAGAATCCTGTTAAGTGGACTGGCATTGATTATTCAGCTAAGGATTACCTTGAAAGCTGGAATGTTAGAGCAGACGGCTTTGATGCGAAATTCAAAGAGTTTAACCGCATCATGTACATCGATTACCAAACACGCTTGAAATCAGCGGTTAAAGACTCAACTAATCCGACTAACAAGGCTACGCTGGTAGCGGTAGATGCTGGGGCTATCTCAACATCTAAGGTTCAATTGGTTGGTGGTCGTGGTGACGCAAGCGGTGAAAACAAACCAGAACCAACCTTTGAAATTCCACACGACGCACCTAAAGTTGACATCCCAGAATTTGAGGGTGGCATCCCTGGAATTCCAGAGGTACGAGAATTGCCAGAGTACACTGAGCCAATCGGAACAGTTCCTAATGAAGCCCCAGTACATGATAAGCCAGAGTTCCAAGGTGGTATCCCTGGTATTCCAGAAGAACGTGAGCTCCCACCATTTGAAGGTGGCGTAGTGCCAAACGATGCCCCTGTCCTTGACTTGCCAGAATTGAAAATCCCAGAGGAACCAACTAAACCGACACCAGAGAAACCAGTGACACCGAAAAAAGTACCTAGCAAACCCGTAGACGCTCCGAAAGCGAAAGAGGCGGAATCCGCCACAGTATCTTATAAGCTCGATTCTGAGCCAAAAGAAGTGGCAAATACGACGGTTTACGGTGGCACTCTTCCAAACGCTGGTGAAAAAGAAGGAATTGCTAGCACTCTTGGTCTAGCAGTTATCGCTGTTGGTATCGCAGGTTTGACATTGAGCTTTAAGAAATATAACGAAGGTGAAGGAGAATAATCATGAAAGAAAACAATAAACAAGTCATATTTTACAGCGCTGAAAAAGATGGGTTCCTTAAAAGTTACAAAGATAGAGGAAACCTAGTTTTCGCAGCGACATTTACTGACCGTTTGAGAGACGCACTATACTTGCCAGTTGAACCATATGAGGAACAAAAAACTGAAATCGACAAACTTGCTGAAGCGTTTGACTGCGAAGTGCTTATCGTAGAAGCCGAGTATAACGTTACTAAACTTGACGGTTCGGGCTTTGAATGCACGGAGCGTGAAGAATCCATGAAAGATGGTATCAAAGCACCCCTAGAATTTTTGGCGAAGTAACAGAACGTGAAGTGGCGGGAGGGTAGGCATTAATTATGGCAGATAATCAGAAATACTATAGCGCAGGAGGTACAAATGGGGAACCGTAGAATGATAAGTAAAACCGTAACTCAAACGCATCGTTTTCTACGCTTGCCGCTAGAAGCTCAAGCTCTTTATTTCCATCTTATCCAAAATTGCGACGATGATGGAGTGGTGGAAGCGTTCCCTATTCTCAGAATGATAGGGGCTAACGAGGATAATCTAGGGCTTTTAGTTATCAAACAATTCGTAAAACCTCTTAATGATGAAATGGTCTATTTCGTGGTTGATTTTCACGAACAAAACACTGTCAGAAAAGATAGGTATGTTCCTAGCATTTACAAAGAGTTACTAGAGGAAAACACCGATGAAACCACTGGTAAACCACCGGTAAACCAAACGGAAACCACTGGTTTACCCAATATAAGTAAAGATAATGAAAGTAAATATAATTTAAGTAAATCTAACAGTAGAGAGGATGAAACATCAGAAATTAGTCAATTTTCTTCTTCTGCTGCTGACGACCAATCAGATTTTAATATTTTCAGACATTATCAAGAACGAATCGGGCCTATTGATGGCTACCAAATGGAAAAGCTAAAAGGTTATATCGATTTCGATAAGCTAGAAATCATGTTAGTCAAACGTGCCATTGATAGAGCCGCCGACAACTCGAAACGCTCATTTGGATATGTCAACTCTATTTTAAAATCTTGGGCACAAAACGGGATTCATACCGTTGCCCAGCAAGATGAAGAACAACGTCAATTTGACAGTCGTAAAAGTTTTGATGATCAACCGGTTAAATTCGGCCCAGCTTGCAGCAAATACTAGAGGTGATATCTATGAGTTTAGAGCAAACAGCCAAGCAAATGCGAAGGCAGTACATGAAGCCTAGCGATAAATACTGCGACAAGCACCAACGGCACTATGTCACGATTCAGTTTCCTAACTCAAAACCCTACACAGTGTGTGAACTATGCCATCGGGAAGAACAAGATCAACAGAATGCCATCAAAGCACAAGAGCAGTATGAGCGTGAGCAAGAGCAAAAACGCTTATACTTTCTCAAAGATTTCAGCTTGCTGGATGATGATTTAAAAACTGCTAGCTTTGACAACTACAAGGCGGTAACCAGAGAGCAGAAAGAAGACTTGAAGAATGTTAGAAGTCAACTTAAAGGCTATCTGGACGGTCAAGACTACAATATTGTGCTTATCGGAGATACTGGAGTGGGCAAAAGCCATCTAGCTTATTCAGCACTTAAAGCCTTGTCTGATCACACGAAGAAGATGGGGTTATTTATAAACGTGGTTGACCTATTAGCCAAAATCAAAGAGGATTTCAGTCTCGAAGCTGAATATATCAGACGCATATCGGAAGCTGAATGGCTAGTGCTCGACGATTTAGGCACTGAAAAAGTGACAGAGTGGTCTAACGGTATCTTGTACAGCATTTTAAACAAACGTACCAAGACTATCATCACTACTAACCTAAGTCCACGGGACATCATGGGCACTTATGGTAAACGTGTCTATTCTCGAGTTTTTAAGAAGACAGGACTTGGAACGACGAATGAGCATGTTTATCAATTCAAGACACAACAAGATAAGAGGATGATGCTTTGACAGAAACGGAAGTAAAACTAAAACTCTTTGAAGACTACGAGCGCATTCATGGGCTTGTGTTCTCGGAAGAGCACAAACAAAAAATGATGGACGATTTAGATTTGTATTCGTTCATCGAGAAAATTAACGAATATATGTATTTTGCTAAGAAATCAACGCAGATTTTTGGAACACACTAAAACCCCTCTAATTTCGATTTTAAGGCGTGCAAGCTAACACCTAGTCTATTTATGCTAGGACACCATTAAAATCGCACTATACCCACTTAAAATGCGAAATAAGGGTATTCGAGAAAGGAATAATAACATGACAAACCAAATTCAAGAACACAAAGGCGATTTTTTAACGAATCCACAATTAATTACAGCTAACGTGGTTAGACAGTACCTTGACCCACAAGGAAAAGCAAACAATGAAGAACTAGCCTACTTTATTGCCACTTGCAAAGAGCGAAACTTAAATCCGTTCACTAAAGAGGTCTATTTCATCAAATACGGGAACAACCCCGCTCAGATTGTAGTATCAAAAGATGCCTTTATGAAACGTGCCGAACAAAACCCAAATTTTGACGGTTTTGAAGCCGGTGTAGTAGTAGAAACTGCCGAAGGTGAAACCAAGCATATCACTGGTACGATTCATGGCAAGAATGACACCCTTTTAGGCGGCTGGGCAAAGGTTTATCGTAAAGATCGTAGCTATCCTATTGAAACAGACGCTGACTTTAAAGCGTACAATACAGGCAAATCAATGTGGGCTAAAATGCCGGGGCTCATGATCCGAAAAGTAGCGCTAGTATCGGCAATGCGTGAAGCGTTTAGCGAAAACGTGGGCGGTCTATATACTGCTGACGAAATGGAGCAATCAGCACCTATTGATATCACTCCACAAGAAACGCAAGAAGAAGTGAAAGCTCGTAAGATGCAACAAATCGAGCAAATGCAGCAAGAAGAAACCGAGCGACAGCGTGAAGCAGAACTAGAACAAACCTATCAAGAAGCGCAAAGTCAAACCGAAGAACAAATTGAATTGCCGTTTACTTAAGAGGATAAGCCATGAAAGAAGCAGAAAAAATTAACACACTAGACAACATTGAAATCACATTTGAACCCGCAAAAGTTACGTTTAATGACTTTGAAGCCTTTGAAAAAGGAATCGAACAAGCCATAGCTCAGTATGGCACGTTTGACCTTGAAGTCAATTCAATTGAGGAAGTCAAAAAAGCTAGGACTGACTTGAACAAGTTGAGCAAGAGCTTGGAAGATAAGCGCAAGGGAATTAAGGGCGCTATTAATAAGCCTTACGCTGAATTTGAAAAAGCGTACAAAACACCTTACAGCAAACTAAAAGGCTTGATTGATGAACTTAAGAATCAGATTGATAGTTACGAGCAAAACCAAAAAGAACTCCGAAAAGATGCAGTTAGACAATGGTTTAAAGCGAAAGCTGAGGAAGGTAATCTCAATCCAGATGTCTTTGAGCAATACTTGGATGATTACAGCAAGGGTACTCAATTCAAGAAAGATACTTTTACACTCTTAAAGAAAACTGAGGGAGAGCTTGAAAAGATTGTCATTGACGAAATCAACAAGCAAAATCAGAAAGACCAAGACATGCTTGTTATCACTGGTCAATGCGCTAGTAATAACCTAGGGCCTGCCACTTACGTCAGAATGTACGAAAACGGGGCTTCACTAGCCGAAGTGTTGAATAGCATTAACCAAGATGTGGAAAGCGCTAGATTATTCAAAGAACAACAAGAAGCCAAAGCAAAAGCTGAAGCTGAACGACAAGCAGAGCTTGAACGTCAAGCGAAGGAAAATGCGCAAGCCCAAATCAAGGCGTATAACACCGAAACGGGCGAGATAATCGAAGACGGTATAAATAACCTCAGACAAGAAACAAGCACCGTACAAGCAAAACCAGAGGGTAATAACGTCAAATACGCTACGACAATTAAGTTTGTGTTCGACTTAGAGCAAGCTAAAGCATTTAAAGAGTGGTTGAATGCTCATGATATCGGGTTTGAAACTGTGGAAGGAATGAAGGAGGTAGAAGATGGAAATAACTAATAAAGGCTATATCAATTTTAACGACAAATATAACGACAAAGAGGCGAACTATTGCACAGCCTCCATGAGTTTCTATAACGGGAAGGATGAAGGAGGTAGCTATAAAAGCGGTTATATTGGCGTTATCGCTTTCGGTGAATTAGGAGATGCTCTTTTTAACAGCGTCGGGAAATTAGTAACAGTTTCCGGGTATTACCGGCTAAAAGAATATGGGGACAAAAAATACCCACAAGTGGTTATTACAGCTATCGACAACAACCAAGGAAACTATGGAAATCAAGGTAGCTACAATCAACAACCGCAACAACAAACGCCAAACTTTGGGCGTAATAACCAAATGCAAGGTAATCCGTTGGACATCAGTAGCGATGATTTACCCTTCTAAGGTGTTCTTATGGAAAGATTGATTTTAAAATTCGAGCTTGATAGAAAGCAAATGATCTCAGCGAATGACAGACTACACTTTCAGAAAAAGGCTAAAATCACAAAATTTCTAAGACAGCTAGCGTATTACGAAGGTCGAAACACCTTACTTGATTATTTTGGCTTGCCTTTTAACGAGAAAAAGCCTTGTAAGGTGATAGTTTGGATATTCGCCCCGACAAATCGAAAATATGACCCGCCAAACTGGTCACCAACTAGCAAGGCGCTTTTGGATGGTTTGACGGATGCAAACTTTTGGACGGATGATAATTACCACGTTATCAAATCAACAGATTTCAGACACGGTGGCAAGTCGGGAAACAAGAAATACAGAATTGAGCTTGAAATTGAGGAACTAGATGAAGGCGAAAGTTAAAGACAAACTGGTCGGTGTATACGCTCCAGGTAACTATGATCATACAAGCGTGTTAGATCAGACACAAGCATTTTCAAGGTGGTTTTGGTCTAATCGCAAGGATATGGAACTTATTAGCATTAAGCTAGGTATCGACATTAAGAAGCTCAATCGTATTCTGACACTGGAGCAGTTACCGGATGAAGAATCACTAACGAGGATGATGAAACTATGCAAGTAAAAGAGCATGCCTTATACAAAGGTGAAGAGCTACTGGCGATAGGCACTAAACGTGAAATTGCTGAACAATTAGGCGTGTCAGCTAGCACCGTTGGTTACTATGGCACGCCGGTATATGCTCGAAGGACTAGCGAGAATGGAAGGAGATTAATAAAGCTATGACAAGTATTAGACTGCAAAATCCATACATGGATCAAACTATCAAGGTGGAAGAAGATTATAAATATATTCTGAACATGCTGAAATGGATTGAGCAAGGCGATGTGAATTATCTTTATTTACAGCAGATTGAGCCAGAAGAAAGAATAATAACTATCAGCCCTAAGAATTTCGCAAAGATTGATTATTACGAAGTAGAGGAGACAGAATCATGAAATATAAAGTTATCGTATACTACGACAACATAGAAGACAGTGAGCATGTTTTCAGCAATAAAAACGATGCGATTAATGAATTACACAGATTGAAATTGAAATATCGCAATGCAAGGAAGTATAAGGTGGGAATGGTGGAAATTGATGATTAGAACGAAGTATTTACGTGAGAGAACTGACACTTTTAACCACCTAGAAATTGATGAATTAATCAATAATTTTCTTGCAGAAAACCCAAATATAGAAAATTATTGATATTAAATATCAATCTAATGTGGCGTTAGCAATCTATGAATATGACTTTCGTAGAGCATATGATACATCAGCATTAATCATCTATAAGGAGTTGAATTAGATGGATAGAAATGAAGCAATAAGCCGAGAAGAAGCGGTACGGACAATATCAAGGATATCTGGTGGTTCTGTATCATACGCAGAGGACCTATATGATTCTTTCTTCCCTAAACCAATCGTTCCGCAATGTGTGGCGGATTGGTATGAGGAACATAAGAATGACTTAAATGAGGATATTTGGGCATACCTTACAAGCTGGGCTGATACGAAATGGGACGAGTTCAAATACTGGATGTACCATACTGGCAGGAACAAAGCCATCACTACCCTCGCAAACATGCACCAGTTCGGCTACGAGGTCGATAAAGGGCCTAGATATACGGTTAGAGTGAAAGGAATAAAAGGGGATAAGCAGTGGTTGGTTTTCAGCGAATTGACGGAGTGCTGGTGGTTTGGTACCAAGGAAGATTCTCACTATGTCGTTCTTGAACACACCCACAAAGAACTTGAAGCGAACGGCTTCGGGTGGGTGTTTGACTGCGAAGGCGTTGAAGTGAAAGAGGTGGACGATGAAAACGATTAAATTCATTTTGGCAGTCTTAGCTGCGGTTTACGCTTTGCGCACGCTGTCTAAGAAAGGGGAATGATCAATGGGACTTTCGTCAAAGAAGAAGACCTCTAGGAAGTGGTACACGGATAGTTTGACTATTTCAAGCGCTATCTTAGTCGTCAGTCTGGTCGTTAACATGCTGTCAGTCTACTACGTCCTGACAGTGCCACGTAGGGCAGAAACAGTGACTATCCATAAAGTGGATAACGTGGGCGCAGAGATGCACGGCAAGGTTACTGGAAAAGAGAAAATTAATGATCTCTACACTATCGATTGTGGGGCTTACGGCAAGTTTCTTGTCAGCAAGGAGCAATACAACAGTGTGAACGTCGGGGATGATATCCCTAGCTATTTAAGAGGGCGTGGCTCATGAGTAAAACCTACAAATATTCCGGACTGACCAAGGAGCTGTATCAGCGCTTAGTTATTGAACATGCAGCACTGAGAAAAGCACACAAAAAAGGCTCTTATAAGCAGTTCTTCCAAGACGTTAAACAGTGCAGTGAGTTACAAGCTCGCATCATTTACCAAGCGTTTAATAGCGCAGTCGTTGAACGTGCGAGGATATCGCCAGCGACTGTCGATAGGTTAGAAGGTATCATTTCAGACGAGCTTTATAGCGACCTAAAAGCATATCTGTCTGAAAACTACACAAGAGGGAGAGTTACTCGACCAACCGTAGATACAAGTAATGCGGGATTGCCAGAAGAACTTTTCAAGCAGTTTCGTGTGGAAGTAGAAGAACTTCGGGCGAATTATAAGAATAGCCTAGCTAAATACATCATGGACGTTAAAGGCTGCGATAGAAAAGAAGCTAACAGAATCAAGGACTCAATCAATCGCTGCTATGTCGAATGTATCGTCCTAACACCACTCAAGGTCATCCAAATGGAAGGGCTACTTTCAAGAGAGCTTTTCAGCGAAATTATTGATTATGTATTTAATAACTATGAATGGAGCGAGAGATTAGACAATGAAATTGACCGCATCATTCTTAAATATAGAACTAAGGGCAAGATAGGTCGTAAGAAACCCAGTGTTAAACGTGCTCTATATACGGCATTGGCAATGGGTTTGTAGCCAGAATGGTATAGACGGTTCGATTCCGTCACTGGCTATCAGTCTGTCACACTATATTTGGTGGCTAAGACACTTTTTAACACTTTTTCGACACAGGCAAGCTGACAGACCTTGCTCAAACAAAACCCAGCAAATTTAAGAAAAAAGGATGTGAAACGCCCTCTTTCTTATCGATATCGCATTACTAAAAAAAGCCAAAGATATTGCTGGTGTCAACGGCTAGAAGGAGGTGATAAAAGGCCCAAGAAACAACCCAAAAACAAATACATTAATCTTTCCCTTGTAAAACCTCTTAATGTTTTTTGGGCCAAACAAAAAAAGACCGACACAATGGCCGGCACTCTTTGGAAGTCAACACTACTATTATACCAAAGAGGACAGAACAATGCTATTGCCGGAAATTGATGAGAAAGCAACTATCAGAGGTTGCAAGCGTAAACTTCGAGAATATCCAAGATGGCGAGAGATAGCACACGATAGCGCCGAGCAGAAGATTACACAAGAGTTCACTTTTATGCCAAGAGGTGGCAGCGGAGTGAGCAGGCCAGTGGAAAATATCGCAGTTAGGCGTGTTGATGCTATGAACGAGCTAGAAGCCATAGAGCAAGCAGTTAGCGGGCTATATCGTCCAGACTATCGCAGAATACTGATAGAGAAATATCTGGCTTATCCACCTAAACCAAACTGGCAAATCGCCCAAGCAATAGGATTCGAAAGGACAGCCTTTCAAGAGCTACTTAATAATGCTATCCTAGCTTTTGCAGAACTGTACAGAAACGGTCAATTAGTCGTAGAACGCTGAAATTTCGGTATTTTGACGGTTAAAGCTCGGTATCTTACAACTGTTTAAAGTGGTATTATTATATTATCGAAGAAAATCAGAGACAGCTCACTTTGTGGGTTGTCTTTTTCAGTATCAGAAAGGAGTTGATGGAAAATGGGATGACCGAGAAACAAATAAAGTTTGCCGATGAGTACATCATCAGCCTAAATGCTTCCCAAGCATATAAGAAGGCTTATCCTAATATTAAAAACAATGATGTTGCGAAAGCTAACGGAAGTAGACTGCTTGCTAAAGCTAACATCAAGGCTTATATAGACGAGCAACTCGAGAAATTAAAGTCGGAACGTGTTGCGGATCAACAAGAGGTCATGGAGTTTCTCACTGCCGTCATGCGTGGAGAGGTTGAAGAACCCTTGCTTGTTCTAGATGGCGAGGGTATGCAACGCATTGCTCAAGCTAAGCCGAATGTTGCCACCCGTCGAGCTGCGGCAGTTGATATCGGCAAACGTTACAGAATGTGGACAGATAAGGTCGAAGCCGATGTAACGCAAGATATCAACATCAATGTCGGTGAATGGGATGACGATTAATCTTGAAATCAATCCAAGTAGGGTGTTTAATCGGCATATCTATGAACATCTATTTGATTACGACACCTTCACCGAGGTACACTACGGCGGAGCATCTAGCGGTAAGAGTCACGGGGTCTTCCAGAAGATAGTCCTCAAGGCTCTTAGAAAGTGGGATAAACCCCGTAAAATATTGATATTGCGAAAAGTAGGCTCTACGGTTCGGGACTCAGTGTTTGCGGATGTGCAGGCAGCCTTGTCTTATTTCGGTGTGCTTAATCTATGCAAGGTTAACATGAGCGCATTCCGTATTGAGTTACCAAACGGTGCTGAGTTGATATTCAAAGGGATGGATAACCCAGAGAAAATCAAGTCAATCAAAGGTATTTCAGACGTAGTAATGGAAGAAGCGTCAGAGTTTACGCTTGATGATTACACGCAGCTAACACTTCGCTTGAGGGATAAGGCCCACAAACAAAAACAAATCTATTTGATGTTTAACCCAGTGTCTAAAGCTAACTGGGTATATAACGCATTCTTTGTGAAGAACCCAAAAAATACGGTGGTTTATCAAACGACGTACAAGGATAATCGCTTTCTGGATGACTTGACCAAGGAGAATATCGAGGAGCTAGCCAACCGAAACGAAGCCTATTATAAAATCTATGCGTTGGGTGAGTTTGCCACTCTTGACAAACTAGTATTTCCGAAGTATGAAAAGAGATTACTCAATAAGGACGAGCTTAAACAGCTACCGTCCTTTTTTGGTCTTGACTTTGGTTTTACAAACGACCCAACGGCGTTTATGCACGTCAAAATAGACCGAGAGAATAAGCGGCTATATATCCTAGAGGAGTACGTCAAAAAGGGCTTGCTTAACAACCAGATAGCAGAAGCCATCACTAGCCTTGGCTACTCAAAAGAGGTGATTATGGCCGATTCAGCAGAGCAGAAATCCATTGCTGAATTGCAAACGCTGGGCTTGCGTCGAGCTATTCCAGTAGACAAGGGCAAAGGTTCGGTTCTGCAAGGGATTCAATTCTTGCAGCAGTTCGACATCATCGTTGACGAAAGATGTGTCAAGACGATTGAGGAGCTTGAAAACTATACATGGCAAAAAGATAAGCATACAAACGAGTACATCAACAAGCCGTGCGATAGCTATAACCACTGTATCGACGCTATTAGGTACGCACTGCAGAACCTTATTTTCGTCAAGGATAGGCAGGACGTAGACGCTAAGATAAGACGGGTTAACAAACTGATAAGGAGATAGAATGACGAACACAACACATAGTGCTGACGACATTTTACATGAAGGACAGTACATTCCTAGATCATACCAATTCGAGCGAGACATGGAACCGACTAGTTTGCAGAAACGTGAAGACTTCCTTCGCTTTCCCAAAGAAGCTAATACACACTTCATGGCTCAATCAGCGGACGACCTAGTGAACACGTTTGAAGGGCGTGAGAAGTTAGAAAAGATGGTAGCTCAGTTCCAAGACGGACAGATAGACCGCTTGAATATCCTAGAGAGCTACTCGAACGGGAACAACTACACGATTCTAAATGGCCGTAAGCGACTAGAACCAGAGAAAGCTGACTACCGTATTAGGCATGATCTGGGCGGACAAGCTAGCCGCTTCTTCACTGGTTATACGGTGGGTCAACCTATTTCAATTGGTGCTACTGACACTGACAGCGACTTGACGGCTATTGATGACTTCAACGCTTACAACGACATTGAAGCTCTGAACCGTGAGTTAGTCTATGACGCTTCACGTTTTGGGCGAGCGTTTGAGCTGCATTATTATGATGAGTTTGGCAATCCAGCAGTGGTCTTGATTGATGCAAGGGAGATGTTCACAATCCGTAGCGCAGACGTCCGAAAGGATATCATTGCGGCTGTTCATTGTCCAGTATACAACGGTGAAATGTTTGTCACAGTTTACACCGACAACAAGATTGTCAGCTATGATCCAAACTGGCAGGAAATTGAACGCAAAGAAAACCCATTTGGAATGGTGCCAGTGGTTGAATGGCAAAACAACCGAGAACGTTCGGGAGACTGGGAGAAAGGTATTCCAATCATTGACGCTTACGACGCAGCAGAGTCAGACACGGCTAACTATATGTCAGACCTTAACGATGCCATGCTTGTTATCAAGGGGGATGTTGAAAGTACCGGCATGAATGCGTCCGACATCATGAAAATGAAACACGCTAACATGCTAGTGCTTGAGAGCGGTGTTGGACACAACGGACAGCAAACGTCACTAGATGCCGGCTATATCTACAAACAATACGATGTGAGCGGTGTTGAAGCGTACAAGTCACGCTTGATTAAAGACTTCTTCCGAATTGTCGGGCTACCTAACTTGCAAGACGATTCGACTTTCTCAGCTACGTCTGGGATTGCTATCCGCTATAAGCTCGTTGACTTGCAGCAAGTTACAGCCGTGAAGCGTGGGTTCTTTGTTAAGGCGCTCAGACGACGCTATAAGTTGCTTGAGTTGCTATCTAACAACCTCAAAGGGATCGAACCAGTGGACGCTGACATGCTGACATTCACATTTCATGAGAACCTGCCAACGGACGTATGGGCTGAGATTCAATCTGCTATCAATTCCGGCATGGAAATCTCACAAGAGACGCTTATGGAATCAGCTAGCTTCACCGATGCACGCAAAGAAAAGAGCCGTTTGCTCAAAGAGGGCGGGGCTACTGATCTAGAAGTTAGCCAGATTGTAGGTGTTGAGGATGATGACGAATAATGAACGCTACAATGCTGAACGAAAAGCACAATCAGACCTAATAAAGCGTGACATAGAGCGTGACGAGGTCTTAAAAGAGCTCTATCAAGCGTCGTATAACCGTATGCAGAGCCAAATAAACGGATTTTACATGCGCTACGCTGACAAAGAGGGGCTAAGTCGTGCCGAAGCTATGAAGCGAGCTAATGAGTTCGATGTTACTGAGTACAAAGACCGGGCTAGGAAGGCAGTAGTCGAGAAAGATTTCTCACACGGCACTAACCAATGGCTAAGACTGTTTAACTTGAAAATGAAAGTCAGTCGATTGGAGCTACTCAAGGCAGAATTAAGACTTGAAATAGCTAGTCTTATATCAGACGTTAACGAAGTCTTTGATGAAGCGCGTGAGAACGAATACTTAGCCGAATTTAAACGTCAAGCGGGCATCTTGGGCAATTCTGCTGTCAATGCGGTAAGTCGTATGAGAGCAATTTTAGACGCTGATTTCTACGGGCAGAATTTTAGCCGTAGAGTTTGGGGGCAGGAATGGACTTCATGCAAGTATGCAGAAGGATGTGTTTAGCTCGTTAGCACGTATCTTCACCGACATGAACGGTTTTAAGCAGGAACGGCAGCGATTAGCTAAGAAATATAACACAAGCCAAGCCAACGCCCAACGGCTACTCAAGACCGAAATAGCTCGCATTAATGCTGATACAGAATTGATGTTGTTGAAGGAGAACGACTTCACACATTTGATCTATGTTGCAGAAAGTGGGGCTTGCGATATCTGTAAGCCTTTGGATAGAAAAGCCATACCAATCAACAAAGGGCGGAAAAAGGGGTTAACATGTACCCAATGCACCCTAACTGTCGTTGTTCGGCGTATGGACATATCAAAATGGAATATAAAGCCGGCGGCAGCACGCTTGATGAAGAAGCTGTTAACGGCGTTTGGGGCGAGTAAGCCCTTGTCCAGACCGTGCTGAGGACGTTATAAAAGCTGCATGAGTTCGTCGAGGTTGGACGTAAAAGCGTAAAGAAAGGAGCCTATCATGGCAGAAAAAAGAACTTGAAACAGTTGAGAATCCTCAAGAGGTTGAAGCTAGCCAACCAGAAAAAGAGGAGAAGATGGTGTCAGTTGCTGAGATGCAGCGTAGACTCAAGCAGATGGAAGAAAAACATACTCTTGAAATCGCTGATATGCAAACCGGTATTCAATCTCAAATCGAGGAAGCCGTTGCTAAAGCTAAAATGAGTGAAGAAGAACTTCAAGAGCTGCAACAGAAACAGCGGGATAAAGAATTCGAAGAAGCCCAGAGCACAATTGCAGCACTTCAAGCCCAAATCGCTCAACGTCAAATGCAGGATATCGCTATTAAAGAGCTCGAAGCTCAAGGTGTGCCTGTCAATGAGTCAACGCTCGCTTTCGTTGTCAAAGGCGATGAAGAAGCTACTAAGCTAGCTGTTTCAAACATGGCTAACATCTTAAACTTGCAGAAACGAGAGGAAGCCAAAGCTCTACCACCTCGCACAAGCGGTGGAGAGGAAGGGCGTTCACATCGTGGAAAAGACAAGTTTGATAAAGCCAAAATCACTAATTTCTAATTTAAGAAAGGAGAGCGCATGGCTCAACAAAAATTCAATCCGGACACAGTCCTCTTGTCTGATTCTCTTGGAAAAGAGATTACATCAGAATACATCACTGATCTATTCACTGACGAACTTGTTAAAACTTCAAAAGTCATTCAGCTTGGTCAAAAAGTTGAAATGGAAGGTAAAATGGTCCGTAAAGGCGTAGAAGTTGGTCAATTGACAGACGCTTACTTTGTTGGTGAAGGTCAAAAAATCGGTACTGCAAAAATC